GAGAACCTTGAGACCGTCGAGACCCAGGTCGGTCGCGAGTTCGACGACTACTCGTGCTTCATCTCCCTGGATTCCGGCGTGTCCGGGCATCCCGAGTTCGCGACCGCGTCGTCGCTCGGGAAAGAGCTCCTCATCTGTTTCCAGCCCTCACGGACCGTCGGCATCAACTTCGCCGGCATCCTCGCCGGCGTCTATGACGCGAAGCTCGATGAGTGGTTCGCGTTCGCGCAGAACCGGCGCGTCACGTTCCGCTGGGGCCACGAGATGAACGGCGATTGGGAGCCCTGGTCGCCGTACAACTTCGGGAAGCACGCCTCGAGCAACTGCTCCTCGCCGGCGCAGTTCGTCGAGGTCTGGCAGTACGTCGTCACCCGGCAGCGCACGCAGTTCCCCTCCTCCACCGTCAAGTGGGGATGGTGCCCGAATTACGAGGACCACACCCCGTCCGGGCAGACCCCCTACCCGATGGAGCAGTTCTGGCCCGGCGTTGATTACGTCGACCGGCTCATGTACGACGTCTATAACTCGACTGATGGCTCGTGGCGCACCCCCGATCTCGTCGCCCGCGGGTACACCACCCATCAGGGTTACGCCTATGACCGGGTGCTGAAGCTGGACACCACCACCGGTAAGCCCGTCTGGATCGGCGAGTTCGGCTGCTACGAGAACCCGAAGGACCCCAACGGGAAAGCCGCCTGGTACGCCGCCCTGTTCGGCCTGCCCGCGACGTTCCTGCCGCGCCTGTCCGTCGTCAACTTTTTCGACGCCGGCCAGAAGTTCAACTGGTCGTTTGACACCACCCCGCAGTCCCTCGCCGCTTTCCGCGCCGGCTTTGACCAAGCCGGAACCCCCGAATAGAGGATCGAATGTCCGCTGCCGCCGAACGTTGCGTCGCCCGCGCCCACGCCCTCCTGGGCCGTGACGATGAGGAAGACCTCACCCCGTCGCAGGCGGCCGTCTTCCGGATCGCCGCCCTCTCCTCCGCGGCCGAGGTGCATGCCGCCGCGATCCGCCTCGGCGACACCCCCCGCGTCGAAGACATCATCGACACCGCCGACTCGTTCCTCAACTGGATTCTGTGCGGCGACCTCGATGACTGATCGGCCGGTGTGCGGCTCCCCGCTGCGCGGCCGGCCGGGTAAGACGTGCGGGCAGTTCGCCGGCCAGAGCACCAACCATCCCGGCGAAGGCCGGTGCTGGCTGCACGGCGGCCGCGGTAACGCCGAGGTGAAAGCCGAGCAGGAGCAGGCGATGGTCCGCCTGGTCGCCGACATGAACAAGCTCGGCATCGACACCCCGATCGATCCCGCCGTGGCGGTGCTCGAGGAGATCGCCCGCGCCAACGGTCACGTCATCTATTTGCGCGGTGAGCTTCAGAAGCTCCCCGACGGTGATGCCCTCGTCAAGGGCGTCCTGTCCGTCACCCAACGCAAGGGCGTCGCCATGACCCCGTCCGGGCGTCTAGAGCCCGTAGACGAAACGACGACCGTGGTCGGTCCCGGCGTTCACGTCCTGTGGAAGCTGTACTGCGCCGAGCGGGACCGCCTCTCGAAGCTCGCCCTCGCCGCTCTCGCGGCTGGTGTTGCTGAGCGGCAGATCCGCCTCGCCGAGCAGCAGGGCGCTCTCGTCGGCCGCCTGGTCGTCGCGATGCTCGGTGACCTGAACCTGACGGAGGAGCAGCGTGGGCTCGTCCCCGGCGTTATCCGACGTCATCTTTCCGCCGTCTGACAGCGAGCCGTCCCTCGCCGCCCTCCTCGCGCATGTCGATGCCGTGTTCGGCGATAACCCGCACCGGACCGATGGTTCGCAGTGGGTCACCGACCGCCTCGACGAGTTCGTCTGGTCTAAGCAGCGCGAAGTCATGGCCTCGGTCGTCGAACACCGCAAGACCGCCGTCCGGTCCTGCCACGGCGTCGGGAAGTCCCATATCGCCGCGCGACTCGCCGCCTGGTGGCTTGATGTGCATCCCCCCGGTGAGGCGTTCGTCGTCACCACCGCACCGACGTTCGCTCAGGTCCGGGCGATCCTCTGGCGGTACATCGGGCAGGCCCACAAGAAGGCCGCCGTCCTCGCGAAGGATGATCCGAAACGGCTCCCGTTCCCCGGGCGCGTCAATCAGACCGAGTGGCAGATTGATGGTGAGCTCGTCGCGTTCGGCCGTAAGCCGGCCGATACGGATGAGGCCGCGTTCCAAGGTATTCACGCCCGGTACGTCCTCGTCATCTTGGATGAGGCCTGCGGTATTCCCGAGCAGATCTGGGTCGCCGCGGATTCGTTGACCACCAACGATGATTGCCGCCTGTTGGCGATCGGTAACCCCGATAATCCCGCGACGCATTTCCGTAAGGTCTGCACCCCCGGTTCCGGCTGGAACGTCATCGGCATTTCGGCGTTCGAGTCGCCGAACCTGACCGAGGAGGTGGTCCCCGAATCTCTCCGGCACCTACTGGTGTCCCGTGATTGGGTCGAGGAGAAGAAGCGGGAGTGGGGCGAGTCGAATCCCCTGTACCTGTCGAAGGTTCTGGGCCAGTTCCCCTCCGACGACCCGAACGCTGTTGTGCCCGCCTCCTACGCGGCCCGCGCGACCGCCGTCCGTGACATCGAGTACACCCCGGAGCAGCTACTTCCCGTCGAGCTCGGTATTGACATCGGCGGTGGCGGCGACGAGACCGTCATCCGTGAACGCCGCGGCCTCCTGGCTGGTCGTGAGTGGGCGAACCGCGAGTCCGACAGCGAGAAAGTCGCTGAGGACATCGTTATGCGGATCGTCGAGACCGGCGCCACGTCGGTAAAGATCGACTCGACTGGTATCGGCCACGGCATCGTCGGGCATGTCCGCGCGCTCCTCCGGGACCGCGGGATCAAATGCAACGTCGTCCCCGTCAACAACGGGTCCGCGTCGTCCGAGCCGAAGCGTTTCCTGAACCTCCGCGCCGAAATCTGGTGGGCGGTCGGCCGGGAGTTGTCGGAGAAGGCCGAGTGGGACCTGTCGTCCGGCGTCAACATGGACGCTGCCGTCGCTCAGCTTTGCGAGCCCCGCTGGGATCTCGACCCGAAAGGCAAGATCCGGGTCGAGAAGAAAGAGGACGTCATCGTCCGCCTCGGCCGCTCCCCCGACAACGCTGATGCGCTCCTCCTCGCCTACTACACCGGCAAGGGCCAGGGGCAGGTATTCCTCGAGGCGTGGAAGAAGCTCAACGATCAGCAGGCTTCCCGGCCCGTTCGGGTCGGCGACGTGATGCGCGACCCCCGTGAGGGCCGCGACCGAACCTGAGGACAACCCCTTGGACGCTCTCGCCTGTTTCGTGTTCGGTTGCGCCGGGTGCGGCTCCGGTGTAGTCACGACAATCCGTGACGAGACCGCCCTCTGCGACGGCTGCGCGATCCCCGCCGTAAGCGATCCTCACGGCCCGGCGGAATCGGGCGGCCTCGAGCCACACCACATCCGCCCACTGGTCGTCCTTCCCTAGCTCCACAACCTCATTCTCACAACTGAATAGCCCCGTTGGAGGGACCGTGCCGCGTCTACGGCAGCGTGTCGCGAAGGATGCGACTGTCGCTAACCGGATTCCCCTCGCCAACGAGGCCCGGCTCGCCGCCGGCCCGCAAGCCCGCGGGAACGAGCTCGACCCGAACGCCGTCAAGATTCAGCCTCAGACCGAGGCCGACCTGACCGCTGAGGGCATGTCCAATGGCGGGTTCTGGTCCCCCGGCCGGCCGTTGCAGCCGCTCTGGCAGGAAGGCTCCGAGCCTCGCCAGTGGGACTTCAACACCGGCTACAACATCGCCTCCCGGCCCCGCTCGACCGCGACCAAAGTCAGCTTCGACACCCTGCGGCAAATGACCGACTCGTACGAGGTCGCCCGGATCTGCATCGAGCACGTCGAGGACGATATTCGGTCCCTGGACTGGCGGATCGTCCCCGTCGACGGCGTCAAGGACGATGTGCAGGATCAGGTCGACGCCGCGATGAAGTTCTGGAAGAAGCCCGACGGCACGACCCCGTTCGACTCGTGGCAGTCCTCCTTCATGGAGGATGTGTTGCGGTACGACGCTGGTGCGCTCTATAAGGGCCGGCTGAAGTCCGGGAAGATCGCCGCGCTCGAAATCATCGACGGCACGACCCTGGCTCCGCTGTTGGACTATCAGGGTCGCCGGCCGCAGGGCAACGCCCCGGCGTTCATTCAGTGGCTTCACGGCGCCCCCGCGAAGTGGATTCGCGCCGACGACATCATCTACCAGCCGTTCCGGATGCAATCCTCCGGGCCGTACGGGCTGCCGCCGATGGAGTGGCTGCTGCTCACCGCGAACACGGATATCCGGTTCCAGTGGCACTTCCTGAATTACTTCACCGAGGGCTCGATGCCTGGTGTGTTCATGGAGGCCCCGCCGGATCAGTCGAACCCCGATCAGGTCAACGAGTTTCAGGCGATCTGGAACCAGACGATGGAGGGCGACCAGGCCGTCAAGTGGAAGGTCAAGTGGATTCCGTCGGGCGCGAAGCCGTACCCGATGCGGGACGAGAAGTTCGACCCGAAGTTCCCCGAGTACCTCGCCTGGCGGACGTGCGCCGCGTACAAGGTCACCCCGAACGACATCGGTATCACCACTGACGTGAACCGGGCGACCGGCGAGACCCAGGTCGATGTGCAGTCCCGGATCGGCTCGAAGCCCCGCCGGAAGTATTTGGCCGGCATCTACACCTCGTTCATGCAGGAATCCCTCGGCCTTACCCAGGTGCAGTTTGAGTACGACTCTGGTGAGGAGAAGGAAGACCGCTACCAGGAAGCTCAGGTTCACGACCTGTACGTCCGGATGGGCGCTGAGGGTGTGGACGAGGTCCGGGAGAACGTGCTCGGGTTGCCGATCGACCCTGCTGCTCCGGTGCCGCGGTTCATCATGACCCGTACCGGCGCGACCCCGCTCAAGGACGTTATTCGTCTGGCCGGGGAGAAGATCGACCCGGAGACGGCCGCGCCGGAGCCGGGTTCGATCACGCCGGAGCCCGACGATCAGCCGGAGCTTCAAGGCTTGGAGACGCAGGCCGCCGTCACGGCGGTCGATGTTCCCGGGAAGCTCCCCGCGCAGTCAACGATTGCGCAGGACGCTCAGGCGGCCGGTGCGGTCGTCCCGCCGGCTGCTCCTGCCCCGAAGTCCGATGTGGGTAAGGAGTTGCGGCAGTTCCAGAAGTTCGCGAAGGCCCGCGCCGCCTCTGGTGAGTGGCGTGACTTCGAGTTCACCGCTCTCGATCCGGCGACGGCGCTCGCGCTCAACGCGACTGGTCGTCGTGACCCGGAGCGCGCTCGCGGTCTGGCCGGAACGCTGGCCCGCCGCACCGACGAAGGTTAGTAAACCGAGCGCGCCCCTTGACAAACGTCCGGGGGCGCGCTTAGGGTTCCTCTTGTCAGCACACCGCTCGTCAGGAGGCCCCCCGTGAACACCCTTTCCGCCCGAATCGACCTCGGTCTCACCAAGTCCGACCGCGCCGGCAACTACATCCCCTCGTGCGACGGGTTCCGCGCCGGCGCCGAGCAGGAAATCTTCGAGTACTACGTCGAGGTGCCCGTCGGGATGCGGGTCGAGGAGATCGCCGAGGCCGCGTTCGAGGCCACCAACCACCCGTACCCCGAGTCGCTGACCGGCGTCGCCGGTGCCCTGGCCGCTCTGGTCGAGGATGACCGCCTGACCCGGATGCGGTCGCTGTCCGTCGGCGACACCGTCACCGTCAACTTCGGCGGCGAAGGCGCCCGCGTCGTCGTCGAGCCGTTCGGATTCAGCCGCATCTAACCTCCCGGGAGGGGCCTTGTCGTCCCTCCCCGCCAAGCTCTGGCCCGAAGCCGGGAAGCCCACCTCGCACTATCCGGGGTGGGCTTTCGACTTCCGCATCGTCGAGCATTACGCGAAAGACCTTGCAGCGGCGCACAAAGAGGCGTACCCGAACCTTGAGGACATCGTCCGCCGGGTGCTCGCCCGGTACCCCTCGACCGTTAGCAAGGCTAAGCATTCCGCCCGGGCGAACCGGCTCGCGATGGAGCAGGAGATCCGCAACCTGTTCCACCTCGACCCCGATGCTCTGCTCGCGGTCCTGCGCGACATCTACGGCGATGCTTATCTCGCCGGCGCGCACGCCGCGATGCTCATGCTCGAATCTGAGGGCTTGCAGGGCGCGCAACTGGTGTCCGGCGTCGGCGGGTTAGCTACCTCGATCGACTGGTCCGCCTGGTCCCCCGGATGGGCTGAGGCCGCGAACGAGCTCGCCGGCGTCAACGGCGGCCTCGGCCTCGAACGGCTCCTCATCAACGCCGGCGTCCGGATCTCCGGCATCACCGGCACTGACCTGTCCCGCCTCGCGACCGTCCTCGCCGATGGTGTTTCCCGCGGCGACTCGATCGACACCATCACCAAGGCCGTTCTCGGCCTCCTCGGCGACACGAACCGCGCCGAAATGATCGCCTGGACTGAGACCGCCCGCGCGATGTCCGCCGCGTCCCTCGACACCTATCAGGCCAACGGGATTCAGCGATGGAACTGGCTGATCTCCTCCGGGGCCTGCCCCGAATGCGCGTCCGAGGCCCTCTCGAACCCGCATCCGCTCACCGATGACATGCCGCCGGCGCATCCGCGCTGCCGGTGCGCCGCGTCCCCCGTCGTCACGGTGGCCGCCGGCACGTCCGATGCGTCCGCCGTCGACATCCTCGACAACGCCGTCGGCGACTAACCCCCCGAGAGGTTCATCCGTGCGCCGTTTCCGCCCGTCCCTCGCCCCCCTCGTCGGAATCGCCTCCGCGACCGCGCTCCTCGCCGCCGGCGCCGCCACCGCCCCGTGGCCGCTGGCTCTGCGCCTCGCCGGAGTCGCCGTTCCGCTGCTCGCCGGTGGTCTCACCGTCGGCTGGATGTACGAGGACGACGAGCCCGCACCTGAGCAGGAGAACCAGAGTGGCTGAACTACCCACCGCCGCGGCGGTCGTCGTCAAGGCGGCTGAGGAGCAGCGGTACACCCTGGCCGTCGCCTACCCGGCCGACAAGCTCGACCTGCACGGCGAGTACATGAGCGCCCGCGACCTTGAGCAGTCCGCCTGGGACTACGTCGCTAAGCATCGCTCGGTGGGCCTCTGGCACGCCGAGGGCACCGAAGGGCACGGCACCGTCGTCGAGTCCTACATCTACCGCGGACCGGACTGGACCCTCACCGGCGCCGACGGCTCGTCCGTCGTCGTCAAAGCCGGCGACTGGATGCTCGGCGTCCAGTGGGACGTGCCGGCCTGGGCGGAGATCAAGAAGGGCCGTATCGACGGCATGTCCATGCAGGGCCGCGCGATCCGCGTCCCCACCCCTGACGCGGCCGTAGCCGCCTGACAAGGAAGTTCACCGTGTCCGAAACCCCTGTCGCCCTCGAGGGCGCCGAGATCGACCGCGTCGATGGTGTCAAAGGCCCCGCGACCGGCATCCCGTTCGTCCTGGTCAAGGCCCTGGACGACGACGAGAACCGCGCACAGCTTGAAGCCTTCCAGAAGGAGCAGGGCGAGCCGGCAGCGGCCGAGCAGCCCGCCCCGGAGGGCTCCGTGACCCCCGAGCCGGCTGAGGCCGTCAGCGAGGATTCTGCGCCCGCCGAGGTGGAGAAGTCCGAGACGACCGATCCTGCTCTCGCCGCGCTCGAAAGCCTCGACGCCGAGCTCACCGAGCACCTCGTCGAGACCGGCACCATCGAGACGGAGGCCCCGGTCGAGAAGGCGGAGGCCCCCGCGGCTGAAGCTCCGGTCGAGGTTGAGGCCACGGCCGAAACCGTGGAAGCCCCGGCCGAAACCACGGGTGAAGCCGTGGAGAAGGCCGAGCTCCCGGCCATGACGGAGCAGCAGCGTCTCGCCCGGTACCTCGGCCTCGCCGAGCCCGTCGAGAAGGCCCTGCCGACCGCTGAGGAAGCCGCGAACGCCGCCCTCCCCGAGGCGCCCGCGTACGAGGCGCCTGTTGTCGACGGCACCCCCGGCTCCCCGGAGTGGGAAGCCGCCGACGCCGACAACGCGAACAACGCGATCGCGCTCCTGCTCGCGCTGAAGGCCCGTATCGACATCGCCGCCGAGCGTGAGCGCGCCGAGTGGGATTCCCCGTCCGGCGAGTACGACGACATCGACAACGCCTGGGACCTCGAGGACGCCTCCTGCTCCCTGGACTGGATTCTCGGCTGCCTGGCGAAGTTCGCCGTCACCGAGGCCGCTGAAGGAGTCGCCAAGTCGGCTGACTCCCCCAACTCTGTCCGCGCCGACGTGTTCGTGGCGCGGCTCATCCCCGCACTCAAGGAGACCGACGTGACCGACGTCGCGAAGTCCGAAACCGCAACGACCGAGGCCGTCACCCCTGAGACCACCCCGGAAGCCGCTCCCGCGGCCCCGTT